ACCTATACATATGCTGATGGGACTACTGAAGTTGAACAACAAACAATAGTATTAGATGCTTAAAAACATATTAGACTTACTAAAGATTGACGATTTCTACGGAAAGTCGGACTTCATAGACATAGCTAAAGGTAAATACGCTATACCAACTACCATAAAGGAAGCATACAAACAAGGCAAACGTAAGTTAAAAGAAAAAGACTATAAGTAATGGCTGAAAAGAAAGTAATAGAGTTAGAGGTAAAGACGGAATCCTTTAAACCACTCAAAGCACAATTAAGGGAAGCGCAGGCTGCTGTTGCAGAACTATCAGAAAAGTTTGGTGCAACATCTCAGGAAGCCATTAATGCGGCTAAACGTGCATCTGAATTAAAAGACGCTATTGCAGACGCTAAAGATTTGACAGATGCGTTTAACCCAGACGCTAAATTCAACGCGTTAAGTAATTCCATCGGTGGAGCATTAAACGGATTTCAAGCATTTGAGGGGGCATTAGGATTGGTTGGTGTAGAATCCGAGCAATTACAAGCAACGCTTTTGAAGGTACAGTCTGCTATGGCTTTATCTCAAGGATTGCAAGGTTTAATGGAAGCCAAAGATAGTTTTAAACAACTAGGTGCAGTTGCTATGGATGCTTTAAAAGGCATTCGTACAGGTCTTTTATTAACAGGAATAGGTGCATTTGTTGTTATATTAGGAACCGTTGTCGCTTATTGGGATGATATTAAAAAAGCTGTTGGTGGTGTTACTGAAGAGGAAAAGAAACTTGCTGATTTTAGACGTAAACACGAACAAGAAAGAAGAGATTTCGTAGCAAATGAATCTAAAGATTTTGCATCGTCTTTAGCACAATTAAAAGCAACTAATAAAGGAAGTAAGGAACGTTCTGAATTAATAACTGAAATAAACCAAAAATACGGAACTACTCTAAAAAATCTATCTGATGAAGCTGCTTTTCAAAATCAGGTCAATCAAGAATTAGAAAATTATCTAAAATATCAAACTGCCAAATTTAAGTTACAGGCGAATGAAGATGCAATAGTTCAAAACTTAAAAACTCAATCAAGATTAAGGCAAGAAATTGCTCAATCTGAAAAGGATTTAGCTAAAGCAATTCAAGAAGGAGCTGGTAAGACAAAACGAACATTAGAAGACGGTGTTTTAACTACGGTAGATGTAAATGAAAAAGCGTCTATTGCAGCAGAACAAGCAGCTAAAAAAATTAGAGAAAATGAAAAGGCTTTAGCTGACGCAGAAAAACGTTTTGAGAATTATGGTAAGGCAGCGTTAAAAGCTGGTGATGATATTGCAAAACTCACTAATAACGGCAAGAAATACGTTGAGCAAAACAAAGAGGTTGTAACAAAAACAAAAGAAACTACAGATGTAATTATTGAAGAAACAAGAAAACAAGGAGAGATAACTCAAGAACAAGCGGATTTCTTCACACAGATGCTTATTGATTCTGAAGCTGAAAAACAAAAGATAAGAGACGAAGCCAAAGCCAAACAGGAAGAGGAAGAGTTAATGTTAATGCAATTCAAAGGCGATCTATACAAACAAGATGTAGACAACTTTGATGCAGCAGAAGCAAAGAAGAAAAAGTTAAGAGAAGATAATTTAAAGAGCAGTGTAAAAGCAGGTATAGACGCTCTTAATTTGATAGCTTCTATTGCTGAAATGAATGCAGGTGAAGATGTGGCAAGACAAAAAAAAGCGTTTGGAATTAGAAAAGCAGCTAATATAGCGAGTGCTACAATAGATGGATACAAAGCAGTTCTATCAACTTACGCAGATACTCCGGGTGGTCCTGTGATCAAAGGAATTGCAGCAGCTATTGCAGGTGCATTTGCAGCGTTACAAATAGCGAGTATTGCTAAACAAGAATTTAATTCAGCTGGTGGTTCTCCAAGCCCTACTCCATCTCCGTCACCAAGTGGCGGTGCAGGTGGTTCAGTAATCACTCCAAACTTTAACATAGTAGGAAATGCACAGGCTACTAACCCACTTGCAGGTTTAGGCAACCAACCGTTACAAGCGTATGTAGTGAGTGGTGAGGTTACAACAGCACAGAACTTGGATAGGAATAGAATTAATTATGCAACGTTCGGATAAAACAAAAGTTATTAGGTTATGCGCATAGTAGAATTAATAATCGACGATAAAGACGAAACAAGCGGAATAGATGCCGTGAGTGTTGTTTCATCTCCAGCAATAGAAGAGAATTTCATTGCCCTAAATAAACACGAAGTACAACTCAAGCAAATAGACGAAGAGAAGCGTTTGCTTATGGGAGCAGCATTAGTTCCTAATAAACAGATTTATCGAGTTAACGATAAGCAAGAAGAATACTACATCTTTTTTAGCGAAAACACAGTTCGTAAAGCATCTGAATTATTCCTAAAACGCTCTAACCAAAATAACGCGACTTATGAGCATAAGGATAAGCTATCCGGAATGAGCGTTGTAGAATCATGGATCATTGAAGATACGAAACAAGATAAGTCTGCTAAATACGGCTTTGACCTTCCAGTAGGAACATGGATGATTTCAATGAAGGTAGATAACGATGAAGTGTGGCAAGATGTAAAAGATGGCAAGGTTAAAGGATTTTCTATTGAAGGTTATTTTGCTGACAAATACGAAATGAAAGCCGAACTATCAGAAGACGAAATATTACTCGAAAAGATTAAGCGCATTATTGTAGATTCAGAAAGACAAGAATTAAGATCGTACGAAGACTATCCAAAAGCAGCAGTAGAAAACGCGAAAATAGCTTTAAGATACGCTGAAGAGAATGGATGGGGTTCGTGTGGTACTCCAGTAGGAAAGATTCGTGCTAATCAACTTGCTAATCAGGAACCGATTTCACAAGAGACTATTTCACGCATGGCTTCATTTGAAAGACACAGAGAAAACTCTCAAAAAGAGTTAGGTGATGGATGTGGTAGATTAATGTGGTTAGCATGGGGTGGAGATGAAGGTATTGCATGGGCGCAGAAAAAACTTGAACAGATAAAAAATGGCGAAGCAAACTAACGTAACCAACTTTCTGAGAAAAACACGAAAGAAAAGACCGGGTATTCACTCAAAGAGCAAAGCGAGTAAAATAAAAACAAGTAAAAACTACCTGAAACTATACAAAGGTCAGGGCAAATAAATAAAGTTATGGCAAAGCAAAAAACAGTAAGCAAGACAAGTCCAAAAGGTGGAAAACGTGGATGTCTATGCGATGATGGAAAGTACAGACCAGAGTGCTGTGATGGTACGCTCCAAAATCAAGGAGTAGGAAGTACGGTTAATCAAGGCACGGCAACCATTGTAAACACGAATGCACCGAGAACAATCACAGGAATTAACGGATAAAATACAACAGAGTAAATAACCAAAAGTTAATAAGGTATGAGCAACGTAAATAATATTTTAAAAAAAATTGCTAAAGCTGAAAAAATAGAATTAGCAAAGCATCACGTAGAATTAGAATCATTACAAGATTACAGCAATATTGTTGGATCGTTAATTGATTCAAGAGGTATGGCGGTAAATAAAGTTAGAGAAACTGCTCAAATATTTAAAAGTGCTATATCTGATTTAGAAAGGGGAATTAAACTAGCTAATCAAGCTATAAATATGGGAATAAACATAGAAAAACAAGCTAAAGATTTAGGGGTTGATTTACCAAGCAAATTTAAATCAACAAAAGATAGAAATATTTTAGAATTAGAAGAAATGAAAAAATTAGAAATTCTATATAATAGAATTTCAAGTGAAATTCAAAAAGCGTAATAAAAAAAATGAAAAACAACGTATTAAACCAAATTAAGACACTTCTAGGAATGGAAGTTAAACTTGAGCAAATGAAACTAGCTGATGGAATGACAGTAATCGAAGCTGATTCTTTTGAGCCTGAAATGGCAGTAGTTATCGTAACAGAAGACGAGCAAAAAATTCCTTTGCCTGTAGGCGAATATGAATTAGAAGATGGTCGTATTCTTGTTGTTGCAATAGAAGGTATTATTGCAGAAGTTAAAGAAGCACCTGCTGCTGAAGAGGAAGCACCGATGGAACAACCTGAAGCAGAAGTACCAGTTGAAGCAGAAGTAACTCCTGAAGTTTCTAACCCTAAAAAGACGGTTGAATCTATTATTAAGGAAACATTCTTTAGTGAGATGGAAGCATTGAAATTGGAAAACGCAGAATTAAAAGCTAAACTAGAGACGTTTTCAAAAGTTGATCCTGTTACAACAACTACTACTGAAGAAACTACGCAAGAGGTTGCTTTAGAAGAAATAAAACCTATTTCTTTCAATCCTGAACAAACAAATAAATCTGAAGGATTCAAATTCGCTTCCAAAAAAGGTAAGTCGACTATGGATTCTGTACTAGCAAAAATGTATAAATAAATTCTAAATAACTAATAATCAATTAATTATGGCTACTACAACTAGCATCACTACTACGTACAGCGGAGATTTCGCTGGTCGTTACATTGCAGCAGCACTTTTATCTGCTCCAACACTAGAAAAAGGTGGATTCCAAATTCACCCTAACGTAAAGTACAAACAAGTTATTCAAAAAGTAGGAACTGACGGAATCGTTAAGAACGCTACTTGTGATTTCGATGCTACTTCTACTGTTACGTTGACTGAGAAAGTATTGAATCCTGAGGAATTCCAAGTTAACCTTTCTTTGTGTAAAAAAGATTTCCATTCTACATGGCAAGCGGCTGAGATGGGTTACGGAGCATTCGATGTTCTTCCTAAATCTTTCGCTGATTTCCTTATTGCTCACGTAGCAGAAAAGGTAGCAGCACATATGGAAGGAGTTATTTGGGAAGGTAACAACGCTTCAGCAGGTGAATTCTCAGGAATCAACCGTCAGTTGACTACAGATGCTGACCTACCATCTGCACAAGAAGTTGCAGGTACTTCAGTTACTGC